TGAATATTCTTTTAATGAAAGTGATTGGAGCATGGCAATTATAAAATCGCATTCAATTTCTTTTTTATTTTGTTGGACAATACCTATGGTGGCACCGGGGCAGAACTGTTGGATACGTTCACGCCATTGGTTAGCCAAAAACTCCTTGTGGACAACAATCATGGTGCGGTATCCAAGCTTACACGCTATGGCCAGGGATACCGTAGTTTTCCCGAAACCACATGGTAGCGAAAGGACGCCGTGACCAGCTTCAATAGCTTTTGACAATGCAACATTTTGAAAAGTTTCATCTCTCAATTTTCCTTTGAATGGGATATTAATTTTATGAGGTTCGGGGCGGTTGTCCTGTCCTGGGGTTCCAAACTTTTCTTCTGCGTAGAACCTCGGGACACACAGACCATTCTTAGCTTTCCTAAAAACTTTGAAAGACGGTGGGGCCACCCCAAAATCTCCGTTCACTATGGGTCTGACTGTCAATTCCTGCTTTACCTGAGTTGTATCTGGTACCAAGTATCCTGTACGCGTGAGCGTCATACTATTATTGGTCTTTCGACTTTATGTAGCTCAACTTCCACGAGTACCCACTGTACTCTGCATAGTTCCACACGCCCATAAATAGAATATCCACGTCAATACTATCACCCTTCTTCAAGGACTGTACCGGTACTCCTTCGAATGTACACATGACCCTCCTGTACCTAAATGGTACCTTCACCGTGAGGACATTCCCCTCCAACGGGTCTTCCTTCTTTTCGCCTTGTAACGAAATCTTAGAATGTGTATATTCTACACGTTGTTTAACATCGTCTGAAATTAAAAAACGTATATATTTCTTATTGTTGTAATCAAGCATGGGGGTGTGCACTGTACACGAGAATCTCATCGTTGTATGAGTATCAAGAGACTAAAAACTATAAGTAACATTAAAACATCCGTGACCAAAACGGGTCTGAGGGGTGGTCGAGTACCGAATGTCCCGTGACAGAACATTCGCCCCACCTCCGTGGCTGCCTCTATGCTCGCGTAGGGGGTGTGGCGCTCGGACATCATACCACACATGGCGACGTGATGACACCCCCCGTAGAAGGGAATCTGACCCTGGGTACTGAGGACCCCAGCGGATTGTGAAAACCTCCACCGAATACCATCCCAGTCAGCCCCCCACCCGATCCGGATACCCGACGGTCGTTTTCCTCCCACCTGTTCGAGGACACGTATCTTAAGTTCTTCGGGTTTCATGGTGAGTATTTCCTCCGTGAGGTTGCAGAGAACACACGAGAGGGTCTTCCCACCCTCCAGAAGTTCAGCGAGTACTGTCCACTCAGATTGCATCCCAATTCCCAACGTGTTTGTTACATCTAGGGGTTCGTCATAATCCATGAGAACATTGATACATTCGTAGGCAGTGGATTCCAATGTATCGTGTACAGGTCCCCAGTTATCTTTGATGAGTTTAGGTGCCGCGTTATGGTCCACGCACAGGACCAAGAGTCCATCGTTGACAGTCAGGTCACCAGAAAACGTAGCTGTAAATCCATCATCCCTGTAGTCTACATCCTTCAGGGAAGTATCGAAAACAAACGTGACACCCTTGGCTATGAGAGCCTCTTGCATCGCATCTGACATCACTTTACCAGAAACTTTTTGGGTTTCGGGTGTGGACATCCCAACGTGGTTGAAGCTCTGAACTAATTCGTAGGCGGACATCGTATCCCATCCGACCCCGTCGATGCTATAGGTAATAGTCTCCACAAAACGCTGACCCTTCTTCGTGAGTGGCCCCAACGCTTCTTTGAGTGACATCTTTTTATACTTTTCAGGGCGTGAGAGAACTCGTGCAGATAAAGATGTGAGGGCCCAGTAGTCCCTAGGACCCAACGATTTAAACATAGTTCCGTAAACGGAACCTTTCTCTTTCGTGAATATATCATCCCATTGGATACCCATTTCTTTGAAAATACTATTCGTGTTGACGAATGCATTTTTAAAAACAGCCCTGTGTGCGTGTAGGTCTCTCGTCTCAACACTTGGTTCCCACCATGAACCACCAGCAGATGATTTACTGTCATACACGACCACTTCATGCTCCGTGAAATGAACAAGTTCCCACGCGATAGACATACCCGTGGGCCCTGCGCCGACTATGTGCACTCGCATCCTTATATGAAAAGGGATATAATAATTCCATGGTGGCTATGATTTTATTACTATTGTAGAGTGTATAAAATATCCCTCGTGAGTGGGTAAAACATGGTCAGTAACATTGTCAGGTAAAATTGTGTATCCGTGTAACCCCTCCCGATCATGAGCACAGTAAAGTTCAAAAAGATATGCATGGGTAAGGGATCCTCGGGGCCATACTGAATGTAAAAGGCCATCGTGCCCACCATGGACATGAGCGCAGCGTAGACGAACGTGAGCTGCGAGGGTGCGTACAAGAACCACGCGGTGTACAAGAGTGACACGTAGGATATATACATCGAGCGCTTGGCGAGTGTCTTGATAGAGTCAACCACCTGGAGGTCTTTACCGGTGATGAGATTTGACACCCAGTGGGGTCCCAAGAAGAGATACGAAAGGTAAAGAGATGCGAAGAGTTGCCACATTTACTTGTTAGTAGTAGACTTTTTACGTGAGACCCAACAATTTCTTCTTATCTTCAAACTCCCTACGCTCCCCAGGTGATTCGATAGGCGCCCCATTCTTGATGGCTTCAATCTCCGGTCCCGAGAGGTACACGGCGTTGACTCTGAAGTCCGTGAAGGCTTTCATGGTGATAGGCACAAGGGGTTCCACGAGTGTAAAGATGGCGTTGGCGTAGTCCCTAATTTCCTTTTGTGCGTGATCATCCATCCGAAGTTGAAGGTAATGCATGAGGTTATGAAGGTTAATCTTCCAGTAAAACTCCGTGTATGTCGATTGTGGAAGGTTACCCCGGGCCTGTTCACGACACACTCCTTGTTCCAACAGTGTATCATAAATACCAAAACTATGTTCAAGTTGTTCAATCACGTGGTCGCGCGTGCCCTCTCCGATGGCAACCTCACCCTCAGACCCCTGGTGATTCACAGATGATTGACCACGGAGACTATCGGGGGTGTAATACTCCTTGGGTACCACCGAATATCTCGCGGAGAGTTCATTGATGCTCGCGGTGCGATGGCGCATGTGCTGTCGCGCGATGTAGATGGGCATCTTAATATGAAACTTAAACTCCACCATCTCGAAGGGTGTAGTGTGCCAGTGACGCATGAGGTACCTGATGAGTCCCGCGTCACCTCTACTCGTCTTGGTCCCATCTCCGTAAGATACACGAGCGGATTGAACGATGGAGGAGTCGAGGTTCTCTTGGGGCATGTGGTCAACGAGGCGAACGAATCCATGGTCGAGCACTTTAATCATCTTTGTACATCTATTGTTCCATATCTTTAATCAGGTCACCAATGTCTCTGTAGTACCTTTTGAGGTCCTTCGTGAATCTTTTATTCTTTTCAATGTCCTTATCATTCTTGTACAACCATGCGAGATTAGACTTTGAGTACTTTGTGCGTACCTGATTATCGTTGGGCTTACGAGCCGCGAGTTTCTTGGGGGGTGCTCGAGTCGCTATGGGTTCGATGCGTTTCGTGAAACTGATGGCTTGCATCACGGTATCTGCGAGGTCATCCTTCTTTTTTGATGCATCGAAGATGGGTAGCCAGTGGGCGTTCACATCGTTGGACTCCAAGAAGATCCTACACCTGTCTATGGATGCCTTCTTCCGCTTGTTGTATTGTGCCCTCCCTGGACCAGACACATCGGGGATCTTAAAGCGGGCGTCATACACGATGGTCTCCGCTTGAGGTGCCTTGATGACAAAGTATGCGTGTAAAAAGTTCTCGACCGTCTTCATCTTCTTGTTCCTATCGGGTTGTTTCTCTATGAGAATGGTATCCACTGAGAGGACCCACGGTCTCTCGTCTAAATGTTTCCGCAGAGATACGTATATCCCATCCTTATGTTCGGGTGGTATCCCTGAGACGTCCCACTGTACCACGAGGTTGGACGTCTCATCGAATTGACACATGGCTAAGTTTCTAATACCCAC